CTAAATCTTTGTATCTAACAACATAATACGGTTGCCCGTATATAGGTTTAATATCTGCCATGTCTATAATTTAAAATGTTATTATACAACTACTTTTAAGAATCCTGCTGTGTGATATAAATCTCCTGCCAACAATCCAGCTGCTTTTGCTGCTACATTGTCTAAGTGGTCTCTATTTAAAATGTCTTTACCTACTGCTTTAGTTGCAAGTAATGCTGATACGTCAGCATTTGTAAATTCAGTTACTTTTGTACCTGATCTTTTTGCTATTGGAAATGAACTCATTTTTTTATTTTTTATTGATTGATTAAAAAAAGGGAGAAGGCTTTCAACTCTCCTCCCTTCTTGTTATTTATTAGGTTTCTAAAATGAGCCTCCAGTTACTGGATTCCTCATTACAATTTTTAGAACTTTAGTGGGGTCTTTTACCCAAATGGCAGGCATGGTCTGAGTCATCATCACACGATAGCCATTAAAATTACCTGTAGATGCAAAGCCTTGGCTTCTTCCCATGTAATCCATTGTTCCATTTTGATAGAACCACTTCAATTGATTATCCCAAGAAAGCTTCAACAAATAGATGTTGTCATTTCCTTCATCAGTAACATCAAAGATCACAAAGCTATAAGAACTAAGAGGTCTTCCGTCAATAAGAGGATTTTCAATGTCATTAGTATGTAAGTTATCAAATGCTGGATTCAATACAAATTTAACATTTGCTAAGAAAGGAATAGTAAAGCTTGTATAAGCAAAACCATAATCTAAATCCATACCTGATCCACTTACTGCACCAATATCAGTAGCATTTTGAACCAATCCACTACCAAATACTTCATTTGAAATAGCTTTATTGATTAATTGCATTCCACCAATACCAGTCTGAACCACTAACTTACGTTCTGGGTCTGGACCTTTAAATTCAACTTTTCCTTGATAAAAGTTATATAGTTCACTTTTAAACATGTCTAAGTTAAATGAAGATTTGTTATAAACTCTTTTGAAAGAGTTATCTAGTTGTCTCCAAAGACCAACTGACATTCTTACGTCATCTGGACCATCTTGTTTAACTTTACCACCGTGTCCCCACATAAGGTAAGTTTCAATATCATTTGCAACTTTAGATAAGTGAGCTGCTTCTAATCCTGTAAGAAAAGTTCTTGATAAGCTTCCACTTTCAAAAGCTTGTTTAGCTCCTGCTTTGCCCATACTTCCTACTAATTCTTCAATAGAAGAAACAGATGGATTAGCTCCTTTATCAAAATTTCTCCAGATTTCTGTAACTGGTACTGTACCATCTGCATTCATTCCACCTTTGATCATAAGATCAGCTCTAGAAGAAATTGAATAATGTACATGAGCCTCTGCTCCTCCTACAAAATTGTAAAATTCACGGAACCCAGAACCTGTTTCAATGTCTGAGAATCTTTCACCATATTCACCTCTTGCAGAACCTTTTCTAAAGAATTTAGTTCCACATGCTAAATAATCATTACTTAAAATGTTAGTGTTATCATTATTTACAAGTTGAACAGTGTAGATAAATCCATCACCTGCAGGTTGAATATCATCTGCTGTAATGTATAATTCTGCACCATTATACTTGTCATAAGTAATGATGTCACCATGACCAAATGTCCTTTTGGATAATTTGATCTTAAATGTTTGACCATCAATACCTTTTTCAGTATTACTTGGTTCTACATCTACTACCACATAGGGTAGATCTTGTGCGATAGGGGTTTGCCACTTATACTCACCACGAGCATTGTCTACCATAATTGTATTCTTCCCACCGAAAGATGCCATTTGATATAAAGGCATCTCCACTTTTTGTGTCATTGCCCAGAGATCAACTGGACCCATATCCATAGGTTCTTGTGAACCTAGAAGTTGTGTCAGGTGATAAGAATCAATATGAGAGCTTGCTTTGTAATTAGTGTCTCGTAAGAAAATCCCATTGTTTAAAACTGGAGTTGCCATAATTGATTGTTTTTTGTTATTTGTTATTTGTTATTATTTGTTATTATTATTTTAAAATCTTTTAAACATATTGTTTCCTCTAGATAGCTTCTTCTTTGTTGATCTTGAAGTATCTTTTTCTGCATCTACACCTAATGAACTACCCGCTCTACTAGACTGTTCTGTTTTTAGTTTTCTTACAGTTTCCTGTACAGATTTGCTAGCACCTTTTTCCATGATTTTTGCTTTATATCCTTCTGGATCCTGCAATAACCAAAGTGTTTCTGAAATAAGTTGATAATTAGGTTCAACAAATTGAAACTTTTCTAAGAGGTGTCCTAATAAATTAGTGTTCTTTCCGCTAATAGAAGGATAGTTAGGTTGTACAAGACCATTATATAACATAGCTTGTACTTTTTTATCTATTTTAAGTTCACCTAATGAACCTTCTTTTAATGTGTTATATACGTTTTCCATATATTGATTAGATGCATCTTGTTGTTGCTTTTGCTTTAATTGTTGTTGTTCAAGTCTTTTTGCTACAACTGATTCTTGCATTTTATCTAACTTAGGTTTAAACTTTGAAGCTTGTTGCTTTAGTTTTCCTAAGTCCTTCCACACTTCTATTTCTTCATATATCTCATCTGTGGTACCAAATCCTGTAGCAGAAAGATATTCAGTAATAATCTTTTCTTGATCTCTTTCATTTTTAAGATCCAAATCTCTTGTTTCTTCTACAGTAGATAATGCTGAAAATAATCCTTTAAGGTCTTGACCTCCATCTGCCACATACCTAGCTGCAATTTGTAATTCTTGTGGTAAACTTTCAAAGAATTGTTGTGGAGTTTCTTTTCTCACTTTTCTTTCTCTCTCCTCTAGGTTAGCTGTAACCAATTCCTCCCAATCTTTAACTGTATAGTCATCAAATGATTTATCATCATCAAATCCTATAATTTTATCATCTTTAATAAGTTTCTCAAAAACTCCTCCTATTCCTTCTATCTTTTTTCTACCTCTAGTTTCAGTTTTTTCTTCTACTCCATCTACTTCATCTATAGCTGCAAATGCATCTTTAGCATCTTCGTCTAATGATTCTACATTTTTTGTATCATTTACAGTTTCTGTGGTTTCTGTAGTTTCTCCCACAAGGTCATCAACTTCAGGTGTTTCTTCAACAGTTTCTATACTTGAATTTACATCTGTTGTTTCATTAGTTATAGAATCTAAGTTTATTTTTTCTTCTCTTTCAAAGAATCCAGGTTTAGTTTCTTCTGGCAATATAGCCGCATCTGCTCCTGGTGCTCCACCAAAAATTTCATCAAGATTTATATTTTCTTGTGTAATTTTTGTGTCAATTGTTTTTTCTTCTGTACTCATAATTAATTTGGTTTTGTTGGTTTTAAATTACTTACATCTATAATATACAAAATCTTTTTCTGATAAACCTTAGAAATTTCTTAGAGTTTAACACTTTTGACGCAGTATATAGCTATAACTTTTTTTTTTATTTTTTACCTTTACCTTTTTTAGGTTTTTCTTCATTTTTTTTACTAGGTGTATCATACCTATTTTTATTTTCTCTTGCTATTTCTAGATTTTTATTAGCAATTTCTCTTTGTGTTGCTAACCTATCTTTTTCAATTGACATCTTACTTTCATCAGTTGAATTCTGAATAGCAGCTTGTTCTCTTTTAAAATCCATCTGCTCTCTATACTCATCTCTTTTACGAATATCTTGCATAGCATCTTGGAAATCACTTTGATTGTTTTCATTAATATCAACCGTTGATCCAAAACCAGCAGCTCTTATTTCAGCAACAGTGATATCTTTTTGTCTTTCTTTTTCATTTTCTTGAGCTTCAAACTGTAGTTTCATTTGTTCTTCTTGTTGTTGAGCAGCCATTTGCTCTTGTTGCATTTGCTGTTGCATTTGCTGTTGTTCTTGACGTTCTGCTTTTGCTTTAGTTTCTGCATCTTTTAGAATGTCTGTTACTTCTGCTATTGAATCAGCTTTTATTATGCTCCCAAGGTCGTAAATAGATGCTCCAGTTGTATTATTTGTAAGAGCCATTTGTTTAAGCTGATCAAGAATAGATCTATGATTTGTTCTTGTAGTGCAAAATATATTAAAATCTCTCATTAATAAATCTGTACCATTTATTTGAAAATTAACTTTTTCAGCTTCTGAATTTATATAGCTTAATCTCACACTTGGATTTGTGCTATAGTAATACTGAGCTAAATCAGTTCTCATTTGATGAACTCTTGGCATTAGATTATCAGAGTGCTGTGTAAAATAAACTTCAGTTTGTGAATAAGATTGTTGTAATGCTTGTGTAACACCTGTAGCTGTCTTTTGTGCAACAGGTGCACCAAGCCTTTCAGGATTAACTCCAATAGCTTCAAATGCTTGCTGCTTAAAATGGTTAGCTAACTGAATTCTAGACATTAGTCTGTTAGTCTGCTCTAAATTTAAAGTTTGGTAATGATTGAAATTAGTTGCATTTTCTGTATTTGTTATAGAAGTATCTAAAGGAAGCATGCTAAAATCTTTCATTGCTGTATATGCTTTAGCATAATTATGTTTACCCCAGTCTTCTCCCATAGAATGTCTTGGTAATGCATTCTGATCAAACATAATAACTGTACCTAATTCATCTACTAAGATGTCTGCAATTTGATTATTTACCATATTGTATCCAACTTGATATGCTTTCATTAAGTCAACTAATGATACAGATCTAGTGTTTCTATCTGAAAAGACTCTTCCTTCTACTGGAAGCTTGCAACCATATAAATTGGTGTCACCTTTAAATTGAAACGGCACTCTTCCTGGCTTACGTCTATTAATGCCAAGATATATTGGATCTATTTCACTATCTCCTTGTTGCCATGATACTGGTAAATTAGGTCCAAGTTTAACTCCACCACATACTTCATTAATCCATATCCATTCAATATGTTCACCTTCTAATAAGTTATCTTTTTCTTTATTTTTAAATATACTAGTATCATAAACAGGTTTTTCTGTTATCTTGTAGGTTTCATCAATTATCTCTTGAATCATTTCACCATCTTTCTTAATTCTTGTTAAATGACCTACCTTTCTTTGAGTTTTCCAATATACTGTTGTAGCTCTCATTAATTCACTTTGACCCCACAAGTGCACGTCATCTCCTTCATTTAAAATCCAACTTACAATATCTCCTCCTCCATCTGGAGTATTTTCCCAATTGCTCATAAATTGTCTATAGGGCAGTGAAGGCATATTTGTATTCCACGCATGAGATTTACTAGCATCGTAAAAAGATCCATCATTCTGAACACCTGGTAATTGATACTTTGCAGATCTTGCTGGATAAATATTTTGTAATGATTCAAGTTGTTTCTCATTCATTAAATATCCATACTTATCAATAATATCTGACACAGTCATTAAATCAACTTTACCTGCCCAATTGCCATCAGCAATATACCTAGCATCTGGAGATTTTTGATAAAAAGTTAATACGGGATTCCACAATTCTACTTCATAATCATCTTCCAACATTCTAAAATGCCAGAACTCTCTATCAGTACAAAGCATATCACGAAATCCACGCTCTTCCAACTCTTGCATTTTAAAACGTTCTTCATCTACATTAAGTTGATGAGAAGCCCATTCTTCAACCATACTTTTATAGTCTTTGCTAAAAAAGTCTTCTATTTCTGGTAAACTTTTGAGATTTTCTGGTGATAATTGTTGTTGAGTTTCTTCTGATTCCATATCAGCACCCATTTCAATCATTTTCATTAACAGTTGTTTTTCTGCATCTGCTAATAAATTTTCTTCAATAAGAGCTCTTTTTTGTTCTAGCATCTCATTATATGACGCATCATCAGTAGCTCTAAATTGCACTTTTGAGAGTCTTTTAGAAAACTCCCCACATAATACATTTATAACATTTGGAATAATTGGATAAAATTTTAACTCTAATGCTGACTCATCTTCTTTTGTAAGTACGTCTACAAGATCTCTATAGTCATTATCCTCTTCTACAATGTAATCTGTTTTATCAATTATACCTTTAGCTAACTTATAGTTCTTTAAAAGTTTTCTGGAATTTATTCTAAGAAACTCTAAACCTTGTTGCTCAAGCCAATCTAGGTTCCAGGCATACCAATCATTGTCTTTTTTTTTTGCTGATATAAATTGAGTTGGTTGTGTAAGACTAGTAGTACTAGAATACCCACTTTCAGCCTTAGCCCCATTCTTAAGTTGCATTGCATTAAAAACCTTCATATTTGCTTATTTTTAAACTTGACCTTCATACTGAATATATTCATAAATGATAGTATCTATAGCAGGGTCAGAACAAGTTACCACATAAATTTCCATCATCATTTAAAATTTTTGAAAGCTTTTTTACTAATTTTTTTATTACCTGTGGAACGTCCACTCCTCCCTACATTTCTAAAAGGACTATACTTTAATTTATACAAATTCTTGGACTTTTCCAAGGAATTTTCATCTCTTTCTACTCTTTTAACATACCCTCTATTTGATTGCTGTACTTTAGCAAAAGCAATTAATGCGGCAAAAGCTACTAATCTATCCACGTTTAATCCTGGAAAGTATGCTGACATTTCTTTTAATAACATTATATCTGGTATTCTTTCTACTCCAAGTGTAAGACTTATAACCTCACCATTTTCATCTGTTTCTTCATCTATCTGTTCTCTAATAAATTCTATTGCATATGATATAAGATGATTTTTAAATAATGTACCAGTATTTTTCCATCCGTATTCTTGATATACACTTGCATTAGATCCGAGATCTTTTAGAAACAATATCTGTTGTTTAGGTACAAGATATTTCTGTTTCCTTTTTGCAATCATATGCTGTATAAATAATGAAATATTATTTTCTATAATTGTCCAGGCTTTATACCATTCTATAATCATTTCTAATTGCTCATGTGTTTTATTAATATCATCATATCTCCCAGTCCAAGATGCTACTATTTTATCTTTTTCAATAAAATGTTCAAGTCCATTGCTGGTTTCTCTAGTTACTTCTACTGGATTTTTATATACAAAAATACTACACAATGAATCTGATGTAGTTGTTTTACCTTCTGAGACAGGATCAATAGAAGCATAATAAGTTCCAAATGAAGGATCTGCTATTGGTCTTTCCCATACTACTAAAGATCCTGTCTTATCAGTTGCTTTTTTTGATAACGGAAATGTAGTAATTGGTAGTTTATTTGTAACTATTGCTGATATTCCTGATTCATCACGCTCTAGTTTTATAAACTCATATGGGTAAGTTTTATCTTCTATCCTTTTAATTTGCTTACTTATCACTCCTTGTGGAAATATAGAAGCCTTTCTATAAGCAAAAGCCTCTGCTATATTTGTTGGTTTTTGAGAAATTCTAAGTTGATACTGTTCTGCTGATAAATCTTTTTGCCATTGAGCCCGTTCTTTCTTTATTGCGTCTAATGAGTCTTTAATTAAAGAATTACCAAATGCATCAATATGAGGAAGCATTGACCATTGTTCAGGGATAAACAAACCTGCCATCCCTATAGTTCCTTTATCATCTAACAGATCTGTCTCAACTTCATATATATCATTTCCTTTAGGATTTAATATCATATCTTTTAATGGTTCACACTGATCTAAATCACCAACAGAACCTGCAGCAATAAACATCCCAGTAGTCAGCATTCCAGAAGTCATTGCAGGTCTAAGATACTCAAAAGTTGTACTCATCTTTGGGGCAATTCCTGCTTCTTCATGAAAAAAGTACGTACATGGTCCACCTACACCAGTAGTTGCATTCTTTTCAAAAGAAGCTCCTTGGATTTTTGATTTTAACCCTCTTGATGTTTTTCTATTTCCAACTTTTACTTCAATTTGTTGTTGCCATAAAAGAACTTTTTCTGGATTAGATGGTCTATACCATGCAGTATGTTCATTAAGAAAAGCTTTATACTCATCTAAAAATTTCCAAGAACCTTTATCATTAATATAATCTTTAAGTGAAGCACCTATTTTACATATAGAACCTTCTTCAAACCAATACTGATTGATTAATTTAGCCATATGAAAGTAACTTGAGGCTATCTGTCTCTTTTTAAGAATAGCTGAATGTCTTTGGTGAAGTTCAGCTAATACTTCATAAAGAGCCATATGATATTGAGCATCTCTAACTTTTGCAAACCCATACTTTTTCTCTTCTTTATCAAAAATTGGAAGAAAATTAAGCCACATGTAATAATCTCTAGTAACGTACCAAGTATTTTTACCATGATATATTACTCCATATCTATTTTTATTTTTCTCATCATTCCAATAATTTATATAATCCTTAGACCTAAAAGGTTTATTACAATAAAATCCGTTTTCAGTAAATCTTCTTGCTTCAGAATTAAACACTAATGTTGTTTCATCAAAATCATATTGTCCAGGTTCTTTAAACATAGACAAAAGAAATTTCTTGAATTCATCTTCTGTATCAAAACTAGTAGATGACCATTCCCCATTTTTATATGTAGGTACTTCTATATACATTATACTAGAATTGCCAGCACATCTCCTTGCCCAATAAGCAAGTGCTCTTCATCATTATGAGTCATTTTTGTAGGTGTTATGTAGTCTGCGTATTGTATGTAGTCACCTTTTTTAATTTCTTCTACATCTTTACCTACAGCAATAACAATTCCTTTGCACTCTTCTTGTCTTTGAGAGTCAGGAATCCAAATGGTTCCTCCTCCATATTTTTGAGGTGCTTCTTCTTGTTTAATTAAAACTTTTTTTCCAACTGGTCTTATTTCCATGATTTTAAATTTTATAATTGATCATAAGCTAAACCTTGTCCTCCACGGACAGTGCTTTCTTGTTCTTGTTTCATATCAACAAATGCTCCTTTATATGCTTGTCTTATTTGATCAAACTTAGCAGCCGCATTTACTAATGAGTTAATATTTCCATCTCTTCCATGCTCAATAGCAGTAGTTTCCATGTATTTAGCTAATCTATCTAACATAGACTTTATACCTACATATGCTCTAAAGGTTGGAGTTTCATATAATTGTTTACATCTTTCTAATCCTTTAATAATTAATTCATCTTCCAAAGATACAGTTAATCCAATTTCTTCAATAACTATATCTTCTTTTTCATGCTCTGGCACATTAAAAAAAGGATTCATTTCTGGATTAGGACAACTCATATAAAATAAGTACTGTAGGATCTCCATATGATCTTTTGGATGTGCATCTATTATACTTTTTAAAAAGTTTAAAGTATAGCAATGCTCAGAAGGAATTACTTTACCATTTTCTATATCAAATATTCTTACTATCATATCTTTAATTTTTTCTAAACACCATTAAGGACTCTTGAAGCCAGTGATTTTTACAAGCCTTTCTAAGGTCATGTTCTATTAAAAGGTCATTCTTATATCCTAGTTGTAAAAATTTATTTCTAATATACTGACTTTCTTGACAATTCACATGTCCTACACTCAATTGGTTTGGTAACGCCCATGTTAATATAATTCCTTTTTTACTATTATTATGTAAGTTTTGAATAAACACATCTTCATATTTTTTTGGTATGTGTTCACCGACTTCAAAACTAATTATCCAATCATATTTTTTATCAAGTATTATTGGTTCAGAAAGATCTACTAAATTACAAGATGCATGCGGATTACCATCATAACCATCTACATCATATTTTTTAGAAGTAAAATATTTAACAAAAGCAGCATCACCACACCCAAAATCTGCAATCCTAGTGACTTTTTCCTTTTTGAAAAAAGAATCTAACTCTTCAGCTAAAGGTGGATCCCATCCAAACTTATAAAGTGGATAATTAACATCTACAATCCAACTTCCTCTTTCTGTAACAGTAAAAGGATATGGGTGACCAGGTTCTCCCTTTACCACTTCTATAGGTATACTAAATCTGCCTATGTGGTTCATTCTATCTTCTTTATAGTGTAGAAGCTTATATTCTCTATCACTTTCTTTTATCTTCCACTTAGCAGCTGGTTCAGCATTGTGTGATCCTGGTGTAAAATTTATATCATCAATAGTAGATCTAAACATAAGTGTTTTATCATATTGTCCATCCCTATATCCGCATGTTAATTCATTAAAGGATGATTTATTATTATATCTCAACATCTGATAACCTTTGAATTTTATTACATCTGCATTTATATCTTTTAGGTCACTCTCTTTTATTTGAACTAACTCATCAGGATCACATACCATTATCCAATCTGCACTACTCTCTTTCCAAATAGTATTTTTTAACTCTTGTTCTTCATACCAGTATTTAGTAATTGGTTGATTAAGTACTATATCAGTTACATTACAACCTGCTTTTTTACATAATTTAGGACCACTATCTGTTGATTGATTGTCATATATATTAATTATGCAATCAGAAAAATTTTCTTTACAGTTGTTTAAAAAAAGTGGGAGTATTTTTTCAGCATTAGTTATTATGGTAAAAATCTCTACTTTCATGGCTTTTTAGGATTATCTTTTAACCACATGATAATATTTCTAACTTCATCTTGAAGATAGGGTAGTTCATACATCTTTATTTCACCAACAACGGGTTCACCATTAACAACTTTAGTTACTGGATAGCCATTCTTATCCATCTTAGCAACATCAAACTTAACATGTTGTAGTATTAAACTACCAATTTTAAGTGTTGGGTTATGCTTCTTAATAATGTAAGCATATAGACTTAACTGTAAACTATAGTGATTTAAATTACAATCATCTAAATGATTTACTGGTTTAAACATTTTAGATGTAATTCCTTCCCAGTTAGTAAAGCCTTTTTCTTTTATCTCTTTATTAGTTTTGTAGTCTGTAATGTAAAGTTTATTGTTGACTACTTCTACAAGATCTGCTTGACCGCATATTCCTGCTGACTTAAGATATACAAAATGTTCTGGATAAACACCATTAGATAATTTTTGGTCTGGTGCTATTTTTACCCCCTTATTATCCTCTATAGGTTTAATTATTGGTATTTCAATACCATGCCTTTTAATTGTATCAAATTCTAGTATATCTTTTTCTCTTTGCCCATGATACCAATTCCCTAGTCCTTTAGCTCTATCTGATTCACCATTCCAGGCACTTAAAATATCTTCTTCAGACATGTTATACCACTTAGATTTTTTATTCTTTGATGACTTCTTAGCCTGTGCTTTTGCATTAAACGAAGGTTTAAACATTGATATAAATGTTGTTACACTAGTCCAATCAATATTATCTTTTTCTAGATTAGTGTTTAAGCTTTCATAGATATGCCCATCTTCTTTAAATATTACTGCCATAATTACTTTTTTAGATCATCTTTACTTAAACTTTCTCTTAATCTTTCTTCAGCTTCTTCAGGCATTACAGATCCCCATTTTTTTAGTGGGCACTCACTAGATAGTGATCTCATTTTATATCCCAAGCTACATCCACATTCTTTACAGCATGGTTGAGTTTTTGGAGCCGTACAAAAAGTTCCTCTATCATCTTTTTTATCACACCTATAACATATATCCCACCTATATTCAGCAATAGCTTCAATATGATCTTTTTTAAAAGTCTTGTTTTTAATGCCTTCATATATTTGGTCTATATTACCAAAGGCTTTTAATAGGTTTGATAGCTTCATTTTCCTTTTAATTTATCTTGTTTCCACTTTATTTTTTCTTCAATCATTGCGTTTAATTCATCTAGACATTTTTCCATCTTCTGTAATTTCTCTTTAACAGGTACATGTTTCTCATATCCCTTAAAGGTCATTTTCTCAAGATTACCTAATATGTCCTTATTCCTCTTTATTGTTTTATCTAGCTTAGCCTTCCGTATAGAAAAAGTGCCCAAGCCTTCTAAATAAATTCTTGGATACTCTAGTTCTGAAAGACTTTTTCTTACTTTTGAATAGTAAAAGGAAATGAATCTTTCCACTAAAGCGGGGTGTACACCAACCTCTTCAGCAATACCTTTCATAAAAACTTTATGCTTTTGAGGCTTCAATGGTTTCCTAAAAACTTGTAATCTAAAAATATAACTCCTTCAGATAAAATTTCCATATCCTTGTTAAGTTCAATAGTCTTTCTGTTGTTACCATTCTTCAAAATCAAATTCTTTTTTTCTGCTTTGGTAATTGCATTTCTAGCAGATTGAGGGCTTTTAAAAATCTGTTTTTCTGAAACAAGTTTACAGAAACTAGTTAGCTCATGAACCCCTTCTTTAGCAAGTTCTGTTAAGCAGTTCAAATCAGATATACTAATCTGTATATCATTTAAAAAACAATATGTAAGGATCTGGTATTTAATAACCCCATCCCTTGATAGCTTAACTCTTTTATCTACTTTAAAAACTTCACTCATGTTATATCAT